ATGTGTGGTCATCTAGAGTGTGATGGATTTGAAGTTACACCTGGCATGAAATTTGATGGTGGATTTAGAGTTTCTGATTTTAAAAACTTTAAACGAGTATGGTCAGGACATTTTCATCATAAGTCAAAGCATGGGAATGTCCAGTATCTTGGTAACCCCTATCAGATGTTTTGGAATGATTATAAAGACTCTCGCGGTTTCCATATCTACGATACTGAAAGTGATAGACTTAAGTTTATCAGAAATCCGTATGAAATCTTTGAAAAGATCTTCTATGATGATGCAGCTACCGACTACAACAAATCAGATGTATCTGATTATAAAGACAAGTTCATCAAACTCATCGTTGAAGAAAAACGTGACTACCAAATGTTTGAAACATTGGTTGATCGCCTTTACAACGTAGGTGCTCATGATGTAAAAATTGTTGAGACTTTAGTTGATGCAGATAACATCGAAGATGCAGATCTTGAAACTAAAGACACAATGACTCTTCTCAATGAATATATTGATGAAGTAGAGATTGCCGTAGACAAAAGTGAACTCAAGTCCTTGATGAGAACACTATATATTGAAAGCTGCAATGTTGCATAATGTTTGTTCTAACATTAGAAAATCATCCAGATGGTGTATACTCTGTGTTTGATGCGGCAGAGGATAGGGTTATACCTATCTTTATGGACAATGATGATGCAGCAAGATACTTGATGATGATGGAAGAGGATATTGAATATCCTCCAATGCAGGTTGTGGAAATGGAAGATCATGTTATAATAGGAGCATGTCAAGACCGTGGTCAAAAATTTTCCATCATCACGCCTGACGATTTTTTGATACCACCTGAAGATTCTGCAGAATGATTATTTTTGAAAAGATCCGTTGGAAGAACTTTTTGTCCACGGGTAATGTGTTTAGTGAAATTAATTTAGAAGAAGGTAGAACAAATCTAATCGTTGGTGACAACGGAGCAGGAAAGAGCACCATTTTGGATGCTCTTACTTTTTCTTTGTTTGCAAAACCATTTCGTAAGATTAGTAAAGGGTCTCTAGTCAATAGTATTAATGAAAAAAATTGTGTAGTTGAAATTGAGTTTCGTATTGGCAAGCTAGACTATAAAGTTATTCGTGGTATCAAACCTAATAAGTTTGAGATCTATTGTAATGGACAACTGTGGAATCAGGAAAGTTCTGTAAACGATCAGCAGAAAAACTTTGAGCAGAACGTGCTCAAGATGAATTACAAATCATTTACGCAAATTGTTGTGTTGGGATCCTCTACGTTTATCCCATTCATGAAATTGCCTGGTGGTCAACGTCGTGATATTATTGAGGACATCTTGGATATCCAAGTATTCTCTACTATGAATGTTCTCTTGAAAGATAAGATGCGTGAGAACAATGATGAAGTTCGTGACATCAACTATCAACTAGATCTTCTAAAAGATAAGATTGAATTGCAAAAGCAAACTATGCTTACTTTAGAAAAGAGAAATCAAGAAGAGATTGATCGCAAGAAAGAAAAGATATCTGTATATAAAAAAACTGAGCTACAGGGTGTGGAAGATGTTTCTCTTTTGACACAACAAATCTGTAATCTTAATGAAGAAATGCATGAGTACCAGCAATCAAACGGGAAATTGCAAAAGTTGAACACATACTTGATCAAGGTAACACATAAACTGAACACATGTAAGAAAGAACTTGAGTTCTTTGAGAACAACCATGTGTGTCCTACGTGTACACAAGACCTACATGAGGATTTTCGTAATCTAAAACTGGACGAAGGTCGGGGTAAAGTTGATGAAATGCTTGTAGGATATAATGATATCCTCTCTGCTATAGGAGAAGAAGAAACTAGGTTTAATAAATTTACTGAACTTTCTACTACAGTAAATGATATCAACACTACAATTTCACAAACCAATTTTCAACTGATGACAATTCGTAAACAAGTGGAATCACTTGAAGAAGAAATTGTAGAATTAAACAGTGATAATGTTGACAAGAAATCAGAGTATAACAAACTAGAACTTTTGGTTGAAAACAAAAAGAGTTTGAATAAACAACAAGCTAGTTTGAAATCTGATCGTGATGTTCTTACAACAGCGGGTCAACTCCTTAAAGATAATGGTATCAAGACTAGGATCATCAAAACCTATCTTCCTACTATGAATAAGTTGATTAACGATTTCTTACAACGTATGGAGTTTTATGTCAATTTTACCCTAGACGAGAACTTTGAGGAGCAAATCAAATCTAGATACCGTGATGTGTTCTCTTACGATAGTTTCAGTGAAGGCGAAAAAGCTCGTATTGATATCGCTCTTCTGCTCACTTGGCGTAGTATTGCTAAGCTTAAGAATAGCGTGGATACTAACCTCCTTATTTTAGATGAGATCTTTGATGGATCACTTGACACATCGGGTACATCTGATCTAGGATGGATCCTAAGAAATTTTGATGACAGCACCAAGGTGTTTGTAATCAGTCACAAGCAGGGTATGGACGATAAGTTCGACCGTACTATCTCTGTGGAGAAGGTCAAGAACTACTCTACCCTCAACGTGACAGTTAACGAAGTGACACACGGACTGGTTGGCTAGGTTGTTTATTTGTTATGATGTATACATCAGCAACAGAGACACATGTCAAACAACAAAGAAATCAAAGGTAACCTCGCCCGTCTTCTCGCTACAGAGAATCTTGTTGTAGAGCATAAGCAGTGCTACACAGCTTCCTTCGACGTTGACCGTCGTATTTTGACTCTCCCTAACTGGGACAAAGCATCAGACACTGTGTATGATATGCTTGTCGGTCACGAAGTGGGTCATGCACTATTCACTCCCAACAAAGACTGGAGAGACATTGCTGACTGTCCTAAGGATTTTGTCAATGTAATTGAAGACGCTCGCATTGAGAAATTAATGAAGCGTAAGTATCCAGGTCTTCGCAAGTCATTCGCTGGTGGTTACAAAGAATTAAATGACCGTGACTTCTTTAATATTCAGGGAGAAGATCTTACTAAACTCAGTTTGATTGACCGTATCAATCTACACTTTAAGATTGGTGCTAATGCACTTATTCCTTTCTCTACTGAAGAAAAATTATTTGTTGCTCGTACTGATCTCGCAGAAACTTTTGAAGAAGTTTTACAGATTGCGGTTGACGTACATGAGTTCAGTAAGCAGTTTGAAGAAACGGTTGCTAATATTCCTCAAGCTTCTCCTGAACAATCTGATGAGGAAGAAACTGAAGAAAATGAAAATGCAGAAGGAGTAGAATCTGCTGAGGAAGCATCTGGAGAATCTTCAGATAAAGATCAACCTGATATCCAACCTAACTTTGGTGGTGCAGGATCTACATCTAATGCAGATTCTATTGAGGATGAAGAGTATGACGAAGATGATGACGAAGATGATGGTTCTGGAGGTGGAGACACTTCTTCAACTCAACGTTCTTTCGATCAGAAAGCAGAAAATCTTTCCTCTCGTAATTACGGTCGTAGCACTACATATATTGAGATCCCTAAAAACGTTAACCTAGAAAACCATCTTGTAGATTGGACTGTCCTTCATGATTGGATCGACAGTCAAGCATCTGATCCTAATGTCTACTCTGATGTTGATAGTGACTATCATAATTTTCGTAAGCAATCACAGAAAGAGGTAAACTATCTTGTTAAGGAATTTGAATGTCGTAAGTCTGCTGACGCTTATGCTCGTGCTGGTCAATCTAAGACTGGTGTGCTTGATACTTCAAAGTTACATACTTATCTTTATAACGAAGACATTTTCAAAAAAGTAACTGTTGTTCCTGATGGTAAGAATCACGGTTTGATTTTTATCCTTGACTGGTCTGGTTCTATGCAGCATGAGCTACTGCCAACTGTCAAGCAACTTCTTAACCTCACTGCATTCTGTAAGAAAGTACAGATTCCATTTGAAGTTTATGCATTCACTAATGAGTGGATTGCAGCAAAACGTGCTATGGCAAATATAGCAGGTGAAACTCCAGACGATAACTATGACTCTTACTATCGTAGTTGGGACGGATTGAAAAAGAATGAGTTCTTTATTGATCCTCATTGTTTTCATTTGATGAACTTTATTTCTTCTCGTTCTAACTCTCGTGACTATGAGCGTATGTGTAGAAACTTGTATAGAGAAGCAAACTACTATAAAAATTATAATAGTTATCACAATACAATTGGTGTTACTCTTTCAGGAACTCCTTTAAATGAAGCGATTGTTTTGCTTAATTACATCATTCCTCATTTCAAAAAACAGAATGATCTTCAGAAAGTCAATGTTTGCATCTTAACTGATGGTGAAGGATGTCAATCTGCTTATGGTAGAGAGCAGTACATCGAACATAAAGATGAGATTATCATTCGTCCTTCTCGTATTGACTGGGGTAATTGCCTTCGTGATCGTCAGACTGGTCGTGTCTATCCTGAGTTTGAATATGACACTATCACTAATATCTTCATCCAGCAGGTTCGTGATCGTAACCCTGATGTAAATGTAATTGGTTTCCGTATTCTGCAGGGCAGTCAGTTGTCTAGTTTTGTTGGACGCTATGCTGACTTTAGAAAGTACACTGAAATTCAAAAGCAGTGGAAGAAAGAAAAATCAGCAATCATTCCTAACCCTGCAGCTTTCTCTGCTCTGTATGCTATTAGTAGTAATTCTCTAAACCAAAATACAGAGTTGAACGTTGAGTCTGGTGCTAAGAAAACTGAGATCTCTCGTGCATTTAAAAAGATGCTTGCTAGTAAGTCTACTAACAAAAAACTACTCAACTCTTTCGTAGAGTATGTCAGTTGACAAACTGGTACACATGGGGTCGTCAGTGACCCCTTCATACCCTATACTATATTCATAGACAACAAAACACATCATGCCTTTCGCTCCTGTTCCAGTTTCAACTGAAGACCTCGTTACTTACCTTTCTGACAAAGTTGGTACTGAGGTAAACACCAAGCAATTGTTTGAAGCATCTGAGCACTTCAACTGTTCTCTTGCTACTGTTAAAAAGAGACTCAAAACTTATAAGCAAGGTATTGGCAAGTGGAACTTGACTGTTCAAGAAAAACTTGAGCAAACTTATCAAGCACCTGCAGCTATTCCTGCTCTAGAGCAAAACCTTATTCCTGACAAGGATCCTAATTTTATTCCTTTTGGTAACTTTACTGATGTAAAGAAAATTATCCAATCTAAATTGTTCTACCCTACATTCATTACTGGATTGTCAGGAAACGGCAAGACTTTCTCTGTTGAGCAAGCATGTGCTGCTCTAAATAGAGAACTGATTCGGGTAAACATTACCATTGAAACTGACGAGGACGATCTTATTGGTGGGTTCCGTCTTGTTAACGGCGAAACTGCTTGGCATAATGGTCCTGTCATCGAAGCTTTGGAACGTGGAGCTGTGCTGCTTCTAGATGAAGTTGACCTTGCATCTAACAAAATCCTCTGCTTGCAATCTGTTCTAGAAGGCAAAGGTGTATTCCTTAAGAAGACTGGTCGTTATGTAAAACCAGCATCAGGATTTAATATCATTGCTACTGCTAATACTAAGGGTAAGGGATCTGAAGACGGTAGGTTCATCGGTACTAACGTATTGAATGAAGCATTCCTTGAGAGATTTGCTTTGACTTTTGAGCAAGAGTATCCTTCTCCTGTTACTGAAACTAAAATTCTTCAGAAAGCAGCAGGTAACCTAGGTGTTCTTGATGAAGAGTTCTGCACCAACCTTGCCAACTGGGCAGACATTATCCGTAAGACTTTTAGGGATGGTGGTATCGATGAAGTGATCTCTACTCGTAGACTTGTTCACATCATCCGTGCTTTTGCTATCTGGCAGAATCGTATGAAAGCTATCAAGGTTTGCGTAAACCGTTTTGATGATGAGACTAAGCAGTCATTCATCGAATTGTATGATAAGATTGATGCTGATGTAAACACTACTGAGGAGGAACAAGATGGCGATGTCTCTTTCTGATAAATTCCATGGTTACATGGGTCGTCTCGTAATTTTGCGAGGCACCCAGTGCCGTACCGCTAAAATTGTAGGTGGCAAAGGTATAGAACTCTATATGCAGGGGATTGACGGCAGCGTATTTAAATGCTACCATGATAATATTGAATATATTTGGGAACGATGAGTTTAAAATATAATGAAGAAGCTCTGTTAGCAGAGCTACGTGATTACATTACAGGAACCTATGGACAACACTATTCTGCTGGCAACGATGCCATTCAAACGTTAGACTTGATTGAAGCATGTGGAGACGCTGAGGCATTCTGCCGTTGCAACATCCTCAAGTACGCTTCACGCTATGACAAGAAAGGCACTGCCCGTCGTGATATCATTAAGATCTTACACTACGGTCTACTCCTTCTTCACTTCTCTGACAAATCAAACATTACTGAATCCTATCCTCAATGAGCAAAGTTATCCTTTCCAGAAAAACTCTAGATGTCCTTAAGAATTTTTCTACGATCAATTCGTCAATCGTATTTCGTCAAGGGAGCACAGTACGAACCATTAGCAATGCAGAAAACATTCTGGCAAAATTCACTGGCGAAGAAGTATTTCCTAGTGACTTCGCAATTTATGATCTCAGTCAGTTCCTTAGCGGTATTTCTCTGTTTAACGATCCTCAACTGGAATTCACATCTAGCGATTTTGTTTCTATCCGTGGCGGTCGTCAGTCTGCTAAGTATTATTTCTCTGACCCTGAGATTACGCTCAAGTCTGCACCAGAAAAAAATGTAAAGTTTCCTGGTTCTGATGTAGAGTTTAATCTTTCCTCTGATGATCTTGTAGCTTTGCAAAAAGCATCTGCTGTTTATAGTTTGCCAGATCTTACTTTCTATTCAGAAAAAGATTCTGATGAAATCAAACTCATCCTTAGAGACAAAGAGAATGATACCAGCAATACTTACGATATCACCGTTGCTGGTTCTAGCACTGGCACCTTTAGTCTTGATCTCAAGATTGAAAACATTCGTGTCCTACCAGGTGACTATACTGTTAAAGTATCTCAGCATCTAATTTCCGAATGGATTAATAACGATGTTGATCTTACATATTATATTGCCCTTGAACCTAATTGAATATTTTTGTAACAGACCCTGATCCCACTATCTCAGCACAGTGCTTGCCTGACAAACACATTGTCAAGATGCCATTAGAGACATGTCAAATGCTCTCTATTGTTTGCTCTGAAGAATGGGGTCATAGTTATGGTAGAATACATCGCAACGATGGTCAACCATACAAGACAGAGAAAGGTGCATTCCGTAATCACCCTTGCACTATCTGGGCAAATGATTCTCTAGAAAATGCATGGTGGTTACTTACACATGGTCTTTCTCTGTGTGCTGAGTACACACACAGATACGGTAAGGTTCATTCTTGTTCTAGACCACTACTAGAGGCAACACATCTCTTACCATCAGCAGACAATACTATGCATACACCTTTTGTGTTTGCAGGTCCTGATGAATTCAAGTATGATACTGTTGATATCTACAGCAAGTACAAAATGTATATTGCATCTAAACCTTGGGTAGCTACCAACTATCTTCGTGCTCCAGAACGTAAACCTGATTGGATTTGATTATGAGTAAAGAATTTTTGTGGGTGGAGAAATACCGTCCAAGCATTGTCGAAGATTGTATCCTCCCAGAAACTATCAAGGAAGTTTTTCAAGGTTTTGTTAACCAAGGAGAACTACCTAACTTGCTACTGAGTGGCACAGCAGGTGTTGGTAAAACAACTATCGCTAAAGCTTTGTGTGAGGAGATTGGTGCTTCTTACATTGTGATCAATGGATCTGATGAGGGACGCTTCCTAGACACTGTGAGGAACAGAGTCCGTCAGTTTGCCACCACTGTCTCTCTGACCTCTGGAGCGTCTCACAAGGTCGTTATCATCGATGAGGCAGACAACACAACTAATGACGTGCAACTGTCCTTGAGGACTGCTGTAGAGGAGTTTCATGGAAACTGTCGTTTCATCTTTACATGTAACTTCATTAACAAGATTATTGAACCGTTGCATTCTCGATGCACTGTTGTTGATTTTAGAATCAAACCTGAACAAGCAGTAGCTTTGCAGGGTCAGTTCTTTACTCGTCTCCAAACTATTCTGACTAACGAGAATGTTGAGTATGAAGATAAAGTTCTCGCTAAAATTACTAAGCGTTATTATCCTGACTGGAGGCGTCTTATTAATGAGTGCCAACGCTATGCCGCTACTGGTGCTATTACGTCTGCTATTCTTGTGGATGTTGCTGATGTCAATCTTGACACTCTCCTTTCGTCCTTGAAGAAGAAACAGTTTACTGATGTTAAGAACTGGGTTGTTCAGAATATGGACAACGATCCTACAATGGTGATGCGTAAAGTTTACGATAGTTTGTATGTTGTATTGAAACCTGCTTCTATTCCAGAAGCTGTTCTTGTGATTGCCAAATACATGAACAGTATTCCTATTGTTCCTGATCAAGAGATCAATCTTTTGGCATGTCTTACTGAAATTATGATGGGGTGTGAATTCAAATGATCGAATTTTTAATTGCGTGTTCTCCTGCTATTCCTTCACCAGGAATGTTTAGTGGTCCAGTCACTAACTGTGGTCCTGGTGACACAGAACTTGTGGAAGAACGAAAAGAAAGTCGAGTGGTAATTCCTACAAAACAGATTACTATTGTTGATTGGAAAATTCCATTATGACACTACTCAAATTTATTGAAAAAGATCCTAAACAATTAATGATGGAGGAAATGATTGAAAGACTTGAAAACGAATCAGCAAGACAATGGGCATACATCCAAAGTCAAAACAACACCCGAAAATGTTCAGGAAGCAAATGAAGCATTGTTTCATGCTACAATGAACCTACCCCACGCTGCTGTTCATTGTGGAATGACAGAGCGTGAAATGAAAATGATCTTTCGCGAATACCTTAAATACCATGCCCCAGACATTGAAGTCATTGAAGACACCCCTCAGGTATCCAGGCGGGAAGAGTCGTGCCCTGAGTAAACTCTTTCAGTATATTCCAAACCTGAAAGATTACACTGAGTATCGTGAACCATTCTTGGGTGGTGGATCTGTAGCACTAGAAATTGGTAAACGATATCCACACCTAGATATCTGGGTAAACGATTTGTATGGACCACTCTATAACTTCTGGCGAGTGCTTCAGGATCAAGGACGAGAACTTCGTGATCAGTTGGTTCAACTTAAGTATCGTCATCCAGAACCAGTATCAGCAAAACTATTATTTCTAGACGCTAAGGAGAAACTAAACGATGATTCAACATCCGACTTATCTGCTGCTGTGTGTTTTTATATTGTTAATAAGTGCTCTTTCTCTGGTCTCACTGAGTCCAGTTCCTTCAGCAAGCAAGCGTCAGATAGCAATTTCTCGATGCGAGGCATTGATAAACTCCCTGAATATTCAGGAATGATTTCTAAATGGAAGATCACTAACGTTAGCTACGAACAACTTCTTACTGATAGTAAGAATGCTTTTACTTACTTAGACCCACCATACGAGATTGGATCTAATCTCTATGGCAAGAGAGGTAATATGCATAGTGGATTTAATCACGACCACTTTGCTGTCAAGTGTGACCGATTTGTTGGTCCACAACTTGTGTCTTACAATTCATCACAACTAATCAGAGATCGTTTCGCTGAGTGGACAGCTGCTGAATTTGCACACACTTACACCATGAGGAGTGTGGGGAGTTATAATACAGATCAAGCAGCTCGTAAGGAACTAGTCCTTTTTAATTATGAAGTGTGAAGTCAAACTTTTTAAAACAGGCACTGTCTTCACTGAAGAAGTCATTGCTCGTGATTACCAAGACGCACGTAAGGTAGCTCTTGCTCGTAATCCTGGTGCTACCGTAATAGGTGTCACTGCTACTTTTAAATAAATTTATTATGAAACTAACAATGAAAAATACCAAAGCAGAATTATACAATGCTTTGCAAGAAACTAAATCTGTAGAAGAAGAAAAAACAGCATTGAAATTTATTGCTATATTTTTCTTTATCACTACTTGTCTTTTTTAAATGAAAGAACTTTGGAAGATCTGGAAGTACGCTTTAGGATCATTCAATGATAGTACAACTAGAAGATATGATGATATTGTATGCATCATTAGAACTATTATTTTTGCTCAGTTGGTAATTACCAACTTCTTTATTATTGCTGGAAACATAAGACACTGGAATGACGTACCAACTGAAAGATTATCTCTACTCAATCAACCAATCCAAAAAGAATATTCTTGATGACGATATAGATGCTGAGAGAAAGTATCCTCCATATATCGTTAACAGATGTCTGTCTTCTTTTACTGATACTATTCTTTATGTCAATGAACTGAATAAGAATCCCCATCTACCAAAGAAGTTACAGTATGACTTTTTGCTAAATAGTGTGAAACCGAGGAAGCGTTTCTCTCCTTGGGCACGTAAAGATTCTATTGATTATATTGAGTTAGTTAAAGAGTATTATGGTTATAATGACGATAAAGCTCTACAGGCACTCAGAATTCTCACCAAGGATCAACTAGATCATATTACAAAAGCATTGAGTAAAGGTGGTAAACATGAGCGGTGAAATTGAAATTCAGTGGAAGCAAACTGATATGGTCGAAGTGGTTCTTGGTGAACCAGATGACTTTCTTAAGGTAAGGGAAACACTAACAAGGATTGGTGTTGCATCAAGAAAAGAAAAAAAGATTTATCAATCTTGCCACATTCTTCATAAGCAAGGAAGATATTTCATCGTACACTTCAAAGAGTTGTTTGCTCTTGATGGCAAGAACACTAATCTTTCATTGAATGATGTGCAACGTCGTAATCGTATTGTACAACTTTTAGTTGATTGGGGACTGGTTAATATCTCTACAGAAAGTCAGGAAAAAATTGCTGACTTAGCTCCTCTAAATCAAATTAAAGTTCTCTCCTTTAAGGAGAAAGGTGAATGGACGCTTGAGTCCAAATATAATATTGGTCGTAAGAAGCAAGAAGGCGAGTAAACCGTATACTTTTAATAAGGAAAACCGTTATTTAACTTTAAATGTTTATTGTTAAATAAGACTGTGATGCCTAACGGGTCACAGTAAACAGTCGCTTATTTAAGGACAATGGTAAACAATTATGCATGGCAACAACTTTCCCCATTTTCACTCGGGTTCGATGAAACATTCCACAGACTTGAATCTCTTGCGGGAGCAGGAACAAGCTACCCTCCTTACAATGTCATTAATGGATCTGGTGGTAGAACAATATTGGAGGTCGCTCTTGCTGGATTTTCAGAAGGGGATCTAGATGTAGAGACGGAACGAAACGTCTTAACAGTATCTGCTAAAAAAGCACCAGCAGATAAAGAAAGAAATTACGCACATAAAGGAATTTCATATAGAACGTTTTCACGTAACTGGCAGATGGCAGATGATGTAGAAGTCGAGACCGTAGAGTTTAATAATGGTCTATTGATAATCACATTAAAAAAAGAACTACCAGAAAAACAGCAACGTAAAAAACACTTCTAAATAAATCATATCGTCGCCGCGAGGAGCACCTGCCAACAAACAGGTTGACTCCTCCTTTTTTTGGTGGTATAATAAAATCAAACTCTTATAGCTATGGCAGTATCTATCGTTACATTAAAAACGGGAGATCGAATCATTACTGAGTTGAAAGAAATCTTTGATGAAGAAGGTGAAGACCGTAAAGGTGTTTGTCTTTTGATGGAAGATCCTTACATCTTAAACCTTGATGATGGTACTCCTCAATATCTAACTGAATCTCATGGTATGGAATACCAAGTCAGGTTTAGCAAGTGGAATCCTTACACTCCAGATTGGCAATTTAAAATTCCATATGATAGTGTGATGACAATTAGCACTCCTGAACCAGGATTGCAAAACGCATATGAAAATAAAATTAAAGAAAAGAAAGAAGGTGAAACTATTAATCCAGAGGTATTATGACTGAGCAAAAAATTCCCCCACTAAAAACTAATCACAGTATTCGTATTGTTACATTAGCAAACGGAGATCACATTCTTTGCATGTTTGGCGAAGTTCGTAGTGATGATGAAGATAAAAAAGTTGTTGGATATCGTATGCTATATCCATACAAATTGACTCTTGGGGAAGAGAGTGATGAAGGTACTATTCCCATCTCGTATGCACGTTGGTGTCCTTTCTCTCCAATTGAAGAACATCGTCTTGGAGGAGAACATATCATTAGTGTTGTTTTCCCTGACAATAACATTGTTGACAATTTTGCGGGTAGACTTCGTGAAGTGGGATTAACAGATGCACAAATTTTCTTCCCAGAGGAGGCACCAAATGGAACTGAAAGCGAACCTGCTGAAGCTAGCGAATGAGTGGATCATTGCTCAAGTGGAACCAGTTGAGGGGGACACTTTATCAGGTGACCCTGATGTGTGGTTAATCAAACCTTATCTGGTAGACTGTGAAGGTCAACTAACTCCTTGGGCAACCCACTCATCGGAGACTGAGTTTAATGTTAGATCTTCTGACATTACTGTTGTGACTAATCCAAGCAAGGTACTTCTTGCTCGTTATATTGAATGTCTTGAATGAATTTTTACACTAGTGTTGAGCAAGCAGGCAATCGTCTGCTTGTCCGTGGTTATGAGAATGGCAATCGTTACAGCGTGAGGGTTCCTTTCAACCCTACGCTGTATTTGCCTAGTAAAAATTATTCAGAGTGGCGTACACTAGAAGGAGATTGTGTAGAACCACATAAGTTTGGTTCTATCACTGAAGCGAGAGATTTTATAAAACAGTATAAGGAGGTAGAGGAATTTAAAATATATGGTAACTCTAGATTTTTGTATCAATACATAGCTGAGCAGCATCCTGAAGAGGAACTCAAGTTTGATAGTACAAAAATCCGTGTATTTACCATTGATATTGAAACCGCTGCAGAAAACGGATTTCCCAATATCGAAACTGCCGATCAAGAAATCCTTGCCATATCCATCAAGGATAGTTTCACTGGTCGAATTATTGTGTTCGGAGCACGTCCATACAATAACAAAGACCCCATGGTGGACTACATGCATTTCCGATCAGAAGAAGGTATGTTGGGCGCATTCCTTGAATACTGGCAGGAGAATTTTCCAGATGTAATTACTGGATGGAACGTGCAGTTGTTTGATATGCCTTACATATGTAATCGTATCGAACGTATTCTTGGTGATAAGTTTGTAAAGCTATTGTCTCCTTGGAAACTTGTTTCTCAGCGTGAGATTTATATTAAAGGTAGAAAACAATTAGCAGTTGACACTCTTGGAATTTCTACTCTAGACTATCTTGAGTTGTATAAGAAGTTTACTTATACTAACCAAGAATCGTATCGTCTAGATCATATTGCTTTTGTTGAACTTGGATCTAAGAAACTAGATCACTCAGAGTTTGATACATTCAAAGAGTTCTATGAGAACGACTGGCAGAAATTTATTGATTACAACATCCATGACGTTCGTCTGGTAGATCAACTAGATGATAAGATGAAGTTGATTGAACTTGCATATACCATGGCATATGATGCTAAGGTAAACTACGAGGATGTATTCTCGCAGGTTCGTATGTGGGACAACTACATTTACTGTGAACTTCTTAGGCGTAAGATTGCAATCCCTCCTAAGACACAAAACGATAAATCTGAGAAGTATGCGGGGGCATATGTTAAAGAACCGAAGCCTGGATTCTATGATTGGGTGGTCTCTTTTGACCTTAATAGCCTGTATCCTCATCTTATTATGCAGTACAACATCTCACCTGAAACCCTCAAGGATAAACGACATCCAGAAGCTACAGTTGATAAAATACTTCGTAAGGAGATAAGCATCGACGGTGAGTATGCTGTTTGTGCAAATGGTGCTCAGTATAGTAAAGATAAGCACGGGTTTTTGCCACAGATGATGAAGAAGATGTACGATAGTCGTGTTATCTTTAAGAAGAAGATGATCAAGGCAAAGCAACAGTATGAGAAAACTCCCACTGTTGAACTCATGAAAGAGATTGCTCGCTGTAATAATATTCAGATGGCAAAGAAGATTTCTTTGAACTCTGCTTATGGTGCTATCGGTAATGAACACTTCCGATACTATCGTCTAGCAAATGCTGAGGCTATTACTCTATCTGGTCAGGTATCAATTCGTTGGATTGAAAACCGTATGAACGGATACCTAAATAAACTACTCTCCACTGAAAAGGAGGATTATGTCATTGCATCCGACACTGACTCAATCTATCTTAATCTCGGACCTCTTGTTACTAAATTTCTTAGTCATAAGTCTGGTGATAAAGCAGCAGTTGTTGGTTTACTTGACAAGATCTGCGAAGAAAAACTGGAACCTTTTATCGAACGTTCATATCAAGAACTTGCGTCGTATGTATCGGCGTATGAACAAAAGATGAGTATGAAGCGTGAGAACATCGCTGATCGTGGTATCTGGACTGCAAAGAAGCGTTACATTCTCAACGTTTGGGACAGTGAGGGGGTTAGATATAAAGAACCCAAGATGAAGATCATGGGTCTTGAAACCGCTAGGTCATCGACACCAGCGTATTTTAGAGACAAGTTATATGCAGCGTTTAAGATTATTATCGGCAACACAAATGATGAACTTATCACTTTCATCAATGTTGTGCGAACAGAAACGAGGGAACGTCCCTACGAAGAAGTTGCCTTTCCCAGAGGAGTTAACAACCTTGCCAAGTACCGTCACCCTACGGAGATCTATTCCAAAGGAACCCCAATCCATGTGAGGGGTGCTCTCCTGTACAATCATTATGTGAAAAAACATAAGGTAGAAAACAAACATGCCTTGATACAGGAAGGTGAGAAGATCAAGTTCATGTACCTTAAGACACCAAACCCACTCCATGAGAATGCTATTAGCTTCTTTGGTGAGTTGCCGAAGGAGTTTGGTATTGAGAAGTATGTGGATTATCAAACACAATTTGAAAAGAGTTTCTTGGAACCTTTGAAGAATGTGCTACAATGCATAGGATGGAAGCATGAAAAGACTATTAGCATTGGGAGTTTCTTTGAATGAGTAAGAAAATCTTTGTTGTGACATGGACTAACCATCTTGTCGGACAAGTAGGACCAGAGGACATTAAGTGCTTTGAGAACTACGATACTGCTCGTGCGTTTGCAAAACTCATGAGCAATAATTATACTTATGTAAACTTTTACGAGGATGAAGCAACACAATGGGATTCTTAAATTCTGTAATTAAAGATAGTGGCAATGAATTTGCTGGTTTGGTTAGTGAAGGAGTCGCTGCTGGCGACATTACTGATTATGTCGATACTGGCAGTTATATTTTTAACGCCTTGGTTAGTGGTTCGCTTTTTGGAGGTTTGCCTTCAAACAAAGTCACCGCTCTTGCAGGAGAATCAAGCACTGGGAAAACTTTTTTTGCTCTTAGTGTCGTTCGTAATTTCCTTCGTGATAATCCTACAGGCGGCGTCATTTATTTTGAAACTGAATCCGCCATTTCCCGTGACATGATTGAGTCGCGTGGTATTGATTCCCAACGTATGGTTTTGTTTCCTGTCTCAACCATTGAAGAGTTCAGGACTCAAGCTTGTCGTATCGTTGACAAGTATATGAAAGAACCTAAAGACAAACGTGAACCTATGATGTTTGTGTTAGATTCTTTAGGTATGCTTTCAACTAACAAGGAGATGGAAGACGTTGCTAATGATAAGCAAGTTCGTGACATGACAAAGAGTCAGTTGATCAAGGGTGCCTTTCGTGTGCTGACACTTAAACTGGGTCAAGCACAGGTGCCTATGATCGTTACCAACCATACATATGATGTGATCGGTTCCTATGTTCCTACTAAGGAGATGGGTGGCGGCACAGGTCTTAAGTACGCTGCATCTACTATCATCTATCTTGGTAAGAAGAAAGAGAAAGATGGTACTGAATTGGTAGGTAACATTATCAAGTGTGAAGCAAAGAAGTCACGTTTAACTAAGGAGGGCAGTAAGATTGAGACACGTCTATTTTTTGACGACCGTGGACTTGACAAGTATTACGGGTTATTGGAGTTGGGTGAACAATACGGAGTCTTCCAGCGGGTTGGCAATCGTATTAAGGTTGGTGAATCTTCTGTTTATCCTAAATCTATTCTCTCGAATCCTGAGAAGTACTTCACTGAAGAAGTGATGGCAAAATTAGAAGAGGCAGCTAAACAAGAATTCACCTATGGCAATTGACAAGCTGTCTACAGGGGGTTGCACGACCCCCTTTTTCATTGTATAGTATGTCTATCAACCATCGAGGATTACCCATGGATCTCACAACATTCAAGCAAAAATTTGATGCGATCAAAGAACGTGGTTACATCAAATCCCATCGCAAAGGTAACACAGGTGTGGGACACACTCTTGAACAAGAACTAGGACTGACTGAGAACTGTATTTCTGGTCCTGACCTTGAGGGTAATGAACTTAAAGCAGCACGTAAAGGCGCTGGTGGTAAACAGACATTGTTTACTAAAGAGGGTGATTGGGTTGTACCCCAGAGAGATTATATTGAAACATATGGTTTCCCTCACACCACAAAAATTGGTGAGTTGAGTGGACAATCTACTGTAACTAAAAACGTTAATAAGCGTGGTCTTCAGATCGTGACTACTGATGACTACTGTGCTATCTGTCATGACAATGTTATTATTGTTATGTGGGATTGGGACACATTGATTGATCAGTTTGCTAAGAAGTTTCCTGCATGTGTGAAAGTATTTGCTGACGTTGAGAAACGTGACGGTGTAGAATACTTCCACTACAATGAAGCATATCGTTTCATTGGTACTGACAAGAACTTGTTTCGCACTGCAATCGAGAATGATATGATTGCTATTGATATTCGTATGCGTACACAGAAGATGATTGGTAAATCTCTTCGTAATCGTGGTACTGCATTCCGTATGAATCATGGTAAAATGGAAGAACTATTTGTTAAGGAGATCATCAATTGAAGGATACTATTCTCTACGGTGACTGTCGCGAAACTCTTAAAGAGTTTGATAGTAAAGCTAGAATGTGTGTTACCTCACCACCTTACTATGGTCTACGTAACTATGGTGGTGAAGAAGATCAGATTGGTCTGGAACAAACACCAGAAGAATATGTTGACAATCTTGTAAAGGTTTTTCGTGAGGTAAGAAATTGTCTTACTGATGATGGAACATGCTGGGTTAATCTTGGTGATAGTTATTACAACTATAGACCAGGTAAAGGTCAAGCTATTCATAAACAATCAGTATCTAAAACTAACCAAGATTTACCTAGCACATGTGCCAGACGAGGTAACAAACTAGAAGGTCTTAAAGAAAAAGATCTTATTGGTATTCCTTGGATGTTTGCTTTTGCCATGAGAGCAGACGGATGGTATCTAAGACAAGATATTATTTGGAATAAACCTAATCCAATGCCAGAGAGTGTGAGAGATAGATGCACTAAATCTCACGAGTATATTTTCTTGTTTAGTAAAAGTCAAAATTATTATTTTGATGTTAATGCTATCAAAGAATCAACTGTGGATGGTAAGGGGTTGAAGCGTAAGAAAACTGTATGGGAAATTAAAACTAAACCATACAAGGGAGCACACTTTGCTGTGTATCCACCAGAGTTAATTGAACCATGTATTAAAGCTGGTAGTGAAGAAGGTGATCTTGTATTGGATCCATTTATGGGATCTGGTACTACTGCCTTAGTTGCCAAATCATTACAAAGACATTATTTGGGTTGCGAATTACATGAAGACTATGGTAAACTAATTCAAACAAGGTTAAGTGAAAAATCCTTTGCTAGGTTAAATTTTAATGATTGAACGGATTGAAGAAACTATCCTAAGAAACCTCCTACATAACGAGGAGTATTATCGAAAGGTAGTCCCATTTCTCAAAGCAGAATACTACGAGAACTATCATGAGAAGATTATCTTTGAGGAGATTGCCGAGTTTTCTTCTAAGTACGACAAAGTTCCTACTAAAGAAATCCTTACGATTAATCTCCAGAATCGTAATGACCTTACTGACGAATCGTTTCAAAGTTCGGTACAGACGGTATCCTCCCTATCAGACGACTGGGTTGACTACGACTGGCTCCTTGACGCAACCGAAAAGTGGTGTCAAGACAGAGCAATCTATCTCGCCCTTATGTCCTCGATCAAGATCGCAGATGGAGGCGATAAAAAACTTTCGAGAGATGCGATACCCTCCATACTCCAAGAAGCCTTGGCGGTATCGTTCGACGAACACATAGGACACGACTATATTGAACAAGCAACAGACAGATATGAATTCTACCATCGCAAAGAAGAGAAGGTTCCCTTTGATCTTGAAAAGTTTAACTTTATCACGAAAGGTGGTATCTCTAACAAGACTCTCAATGTCGCTCTTGCTGGTACAGGTGTCGGGAAGTCTCTATTCATGTGCCATGCAGCTGGTGCCGCTCTCTCACAGGGGTACAACGTTCTCTACATTACATGTGAAATGGCAGAGGAAAAAATTGCTGAACGAATTGACGCAAACCTTTTAAACGTTGCTGTAAAAGATATTACAGAATTACCTGAGGTTCTTTTTACTAGTAAGGTAAATGAGATTGCTAGGAAAACTCAGGGCAAACTTATTATTAAGGAGTACCCAACAGCGTCTGCACATGTCGGACATTTTAAAGGACTTCTAAGCGATCTCAGATTAAAAAAAGATTTTAAACCAGATCTTATATTCATTGATTATTTAAATATATGTGCAAGCGTGAGGTACAAAGGTGCCGTTGTTAACTCGTATACCTATGTTAAGGCGATTGCTGAGGAGCTTCGGGGTCTTGCTGTGGAAGCTAACGTCCCTATTGTTAGTGCTACTCAGACCACTCGTTCTGGTTTTGGCAATAGCGATCCAGATCTTACCGATACTTCTGAGTCTTTTGGTCTTCCTGCCACTGCTGATTTTATGTTTGCCCTTATCTCTACTGAGGAGTTGGAACAACAAGGTCGCATCATGGTCAAACAACTTAAAAACAGATACTCAGACATCGTTACCTCACGAAAATTCATGGTGGGAATTGACAGATCGAAGATGAGGCTGTATGATGTTGCTGATGATGCCTCAGCTATTGGCATCAGTGAAGAAGCTCCTGGTGAGGACTTCCAGCAATTTGCTGACACACAATCTAGACTATCTAAATTTGCCGAGTGGAACGTATGACTATTAATTTTGAACGCTATGAAGAGTTTGTATCAGCAGTTACTTCAGAAGCTTCTACAAACTTTGTTGATTTCGCTGACCGTATTGGTGATCTGGATCGACAAGGTGCCAATATTGAGAGACTTCTTACTGCTGGGGTTGGAATTAATGCTGAGGGTGGTGAGTTCCTTGAGATCATTAAAAAAATGGTCTTCCAAGGAAAACCGTGGAACGAAGATAATCGTGAGCATCTCATTATTGAGTTGGGTGACGTTATGTGGTATGTTGCTCAAGCTACAATGGCACTTGATATATCCTTCGATGAAGTAATCGAAACCAATGTCAATAAACTGAAGAAGCGTTATCCTGGTGGTGAGTTCAATGTTCACAACTCAGAAGTTCGTGCCGCTGGCGATAGGTAATGCTAACACTTTGGATCCATACGGTAGCATTCTTTCAAGTGGTTGTGATGAATTGTATCCAACCAGTTAACTGGCAATACTGCTATCGTGTTGACCAGTGGTTGTTACCAGAACTCCATGAAGGATATAAAATATGGACAGGTGAATCACACCCTTACCAAAATGAAAAAGAATATCTCAAAGACCTCTCATCTAAATAGTTAGACGGGAGGTTTTTTCATATGAAAGCAGGAGATTTTTTCAGAAATGGTGGAAGGTATCTTGATCGTATGGATACCTTATTTGATAAAGCTTTAAGACGTAATGGAAAAGAAAATCTTTTCTCAACAGACATTGGTGTTGTTGAGGTAGCAGGATTTACAGTCACTCGTAAAAATGCAGGTAAGTATGTAACTTCACCCTTTCAAGATTTTCATAGTATCAAAGGAAATGCTGGTAAAGAAAATTCTGCAAAGATGCTTTTTGATGCTGTGTGTAGAGAAGGTCTTCGTGGTAAAAATAATATTGAATTTACATGCAATTTTCCTACAGGAAAAAATGTGTCTCGTGCTGTAAGTAGTGTTGATATTTACTTAGACTTAGAAGACTTTACAAAAACTGGTGAGTTTGGTGGACAAATCAAAGGTGGTAAAAAAATTAATATGGGTAATGTTTATGAAGATGATCTTACTCAATCCTTAATTGATTATTGTTCTGGTAAAAAACCTAAAAAATATCCAGATCATGTCAATATGATTATTGATGCCATGGTCAAAAAATTTGGAGAAGGACCTACCTTCGCAAAAGGTGAGGGTGAAAAGAATCAAAAACGTCCTCTTAAAAAGAAAGGAAGTAATATTGTTATCTCTGCTGGTGGTGCAACTACAAATGATATCGGAAAGACAATCACAGATATTACACTGACAGTTGCTGACAAACCAGTATACATTTCAGTAAAGTTTGGAAGCACATTATCTTTCTTTAACTGTGGTGTACGTAGTAGTGGTAAAGATAATCTAGCATTATTTCCAGAAGCAAAATTAAAACTGGGTGAAGTACCTGATGATGGTCAAGAATTTCTAGAAATGTTTGGTATAGATCAACAAAAATTTTTAGATGTATTTGCTAACTACGGAACTAAAAGTGGTCCTACAGTAGAAAATCATGTTGATGATACTAAACTATCAGTTTCTGGTAAGGCAGCATTACAGGATATGATTAAGAGTGGGGTTGGTTATGGATATTGGATGGCGCACTATACAGGATCTCATTTAGAATTTTATGAGATCGATGAAGACTATATGAACAAAGCTGCTTCTCTTGTTAGTAATACCGTTGAAATTAATTATGGTGGTGCTACTGGTAAAGGTAAACGTATTGATATGTTATTTGAAACTAAATCATATAATTTCAAATTTAATATTAGAAACAAACAAGGTGGAGTTTATCCTACACATACCAATGGAGATTATTATAAGAAGTAATGTCAAACATTAAACAGCTAAAACATTTAGAACATCTAGAAGATGAAATGCTCAACTATGGAGTTGAGGGTTGTAAAGCTGCTGTGTCTTTTTTAAAAGAACTTAAGAAAATGTTGGGTCATCAAGAGAGTGGTGGTTTTATGCAAACAAAATGGGATGGTGCTCCTTCAGTTATTTGTGGCACAGATCCTCAGACAGGAATGTTTTTTGTTGGCACTAAATCTGTATTTGCAAAGACTGCTCCTAAACTTTGCTATAGTGAAGAACAGATTGATGGGTGGTATGAGGGTGACCTAGCAGAAAAATTAAAATTCTCTCTTCGTTATTTTTCTACTTTGGGTATTGAAGGTGTGGTACAAGGTGATCTTTTATTTACTTCTGATATTAAAAGGGAACGAATTGATGGGGAGGATTTATATACATTCAGACCAAATACTATTACCTATGGTATTCCAGTAGATCATCCTATTGGTAAGGCAGCAGGTATTGCAAAAGTTGGTGTAGTATTTCATACTCATTATACTGGAGACGTAGTTGCTGACATGCAAGCAAGAGCTGGTGCAAAAGTAAAAGGATCTGCCGAAGCTTTAGTAGTTCAAAATGATACACCAATGCATAGAGTTGGTTTTTCTCGTGCAGAAATGAGTGAGTTTGATCGTTATATTTCAAAGATCGAACGCATGTGTGGTATCTGTGGTCCTTTCCTTGATGAATTAGTTACCAAGACAGGTACTACTGGTGATGCTAAATTCCACATCGCATCTTATCTAAAGCAGTTCTTTAACAATGAGATTAAGAATGCTCGTAGTATCGGCAAAATTGATGAGGCGATGTATGACATGTTGAACTTCTACGAAGAGAAAACAAGTAAAGAACTTGCCAAGATCAAGACAGTTGCAAACCTGACTAAGAAGAGAGCTCTTGTATATGGTAGTCAGAATTATGTTGTGGATAATGTATACAAGTTCAAAGCAATGCTAACACTGTACAAAGAATTGCAAGCAGTGAAGCAAATGGTTATAGATAAACTTGACCACCTAGAAGAGTTCAGGACTTTTGTCCAGACAGAGAAAGGATATAAGGTCACAACTCCTGAAGGATATGTTCTGCATAAGGATGGCAGTATGATTAAGTTTGTTAACCGTATGGAGTTTGCATACAACAACTTTACTCTTCAGAAGCAATGGCGTTAAATTGTAACAAGTGCTATTTTACATTTGGTAGGTTTCAACCACCTACTACAGGACACAAAGAAAACTTTGCTGGCGTAAAAGCAGCTGCAGGGTTACACGATTATCGTATCTACATTTCACAGACTGTAGATACAAAAGGTAGCAATCCATTGCCGCCAGATCGTAAAAAGTTTTATATGGATAAGATGTTTCCTGAACATAAAGGTAAAATTTATAGTGGTCCTAGAGATCCAGTTAAAATTTTACAGGACATTATGCTTGCAGGATACAATGAAGTTATATTCCTTGTAGGTTCTGACAGAGTTGCTGCCATGCAGTTCCTCCATAAATATAATGGTAAAGATTTCTCATTCCGTAAAATTGATATCCAATCTTCTGGAAGTAGAGACGCTGATGGTGATACCTTTGCCATTTCTGGAACTAAGATGAGACGTGCAGCACATGCTGGTGACTTTGATACATTCAGAAAGGGTATTCCTAGAGCATTAAATGATCGTGATTGTCGTGCTCTTATGGCAGAGATTGCAATGGCACTACCTAAGAATTTTAAATGAAAGATTTTAAGAAGCTGCGTGAAGAAGCACTCCGTCAACAACAACGACAGGATGAAGTTTTCAAAGAAGGTGACATTGTTATGTCATCACGTACAGGAGACAAAGGACACATTCATAGAGCAGGTGGTAACTATGCCATCATTATTTCTGAAGAAGGAAATATGTTCCGTGAATGGATAAAGAACATTAGATCTATAAATAATACGAGAAGAACCTCCCTTTAAGAAATGAAGAAGCCAGATCCTATTAATAAAGTAAGACACAGTGATGAGTTTTCATCTGGACTGATGGAACAGTATGGTAAGTGGATGGGTGGCGATTGCTTCCAGAATACTGACATGCCCGACCTCCATGAAGCACCTTTCGATGGCATGGATCCGCAATCCAATGGTGCTGAGATTGAGGACACTACTAAGAAAAAGAAGAGTGCTAAGAAAGAGTCTCCTAAAGCACAACTTGATACTAAGGAAGAGTATGAAGTTTTAGAAAGAGAGGAGGTTGAAATTGATGGCGAACTTTATGTTCTAGAGAAGAGGAGATATGCTACTGAAGGTATGGCAGCAGCTCGTGATAACGTTGGTGCTTCTACATGCTGGAAAGGATATAAGGCAAAGGGAACTAAGAATAAAGGTGGTAAAGAAGTTCCTAACTGTGTAAAGGAAGAGGAAGTAGCAGAGCATCATCAAAAAGATGCTGACGGTAAGGTCATTGAGCATGATGGTGAAGAGCTAGAAGAAGCAAAGAAAGGACTTTATGCTAATATCCATGCTAAGAGAAAGCGTGGGGAAGCACCTGCAAAAGCAGGTAGTGAAGACTATCCTGCCAAGGATGCATTCAAGAAAGCAGCAAAGACTGCTAAGAAAGAAGAGGTTGAACTAACTGAGAAGAAACTCGATCCAGTTGGTAAGGCAGATGCTGACATCGATAACGATGGTGATGTAGATAAGTCTGACAAGTATTTACATGCACGTCGTAAGAAGGTTACTAAGATCATCTCAATGACGAAGAAGAAAAAATGAAATCCTTTGATAAGTTCCGTGAAGAGTGCGGTTGCGATGAAAAGGAAAAGAAGGTAAAATCTAAACTAAAGAATAAAAAGTCTGGTAATGTAGAAGTGATGCCTAATATTCCTGATGGTAAGAAAGGGATGACCACCCGCGCAACTAATGAAGCAAAGAACTATCAAGGTCCTTTGTATGCACCGTGGTCTTCTGTTGTAAAAGGAAGAGGATTTGATCCTATTGAAGAAAGAAAAGTAAAAGAATCATTTGAGGGTGGTGTTCAAAAAGCACGCCGTGACTATCGTTCTGGTACGTTATTAACTTTCAAACAATTCATGTCAAAGATTACTGATATCTTAGATGAGTGGGAGAAATAAATAGGCTATGCAATATGATTTAAGATTATGCTATCCTTTCTATTACCACTCGCAACAAAAGTAATTTCAGACGCAGTTGCCAAGATCCCTGAAAATGAGGAACTTGGAGAAAAACTGATTGACATCTGTTTAGTTATTCTCGGCAAGGCAGTCAAATTGACTAAGACCGATATGGATGACAAACTACTTGAAACTGTTACTGCTGCTATTAAAGCAAGAGAAGAGTGATACTCTGGGGGAGCAATCCCCCTTTTTTATAAATAAACATTAGATAATAGTAATATTCGGAGCACACGTCAATGTCCCTTTACGGAAGAACTGACAGCAATGCAAACAAAACCAAAGCTGGTGTGGGCATTGCAGCGTCAAGTCAAGCAAAAACAACTGTCTTTGTTGATAAAACTGAGGCGCAACTAGCAGAAACTAGATCTCGTGGTATCACCGCTCCTGGTTGGTGGTCCTATTTCACATATACTGATGCGGATGGCAACACTCGCCATAAAGCAGAGCAACTTGTGAACATCGCTAACCCTGATCTCAACTCCAACGAGACTCAAACAGATGACACTATCGCAGCAGATGTAGCATCGGCAGTAACAATTACTGCACAACCTGCTAACTCCACATCTTCTTCTGGTGCTGGTACATATACTCTTAGCACATCTACAACAGGAACACCTGGAACACTTGCGTATCAGTGGCAGCGTCAAACTGCAGGCGGTAAGCGTTGGACTAACATCACTGCTTCTCTTGACACTGGTATCACCTATGCAGACTTCACGACAGCAACTCTTGCTTACAGTGGCCTCGCTGGCGCTACTCTGGACGGTAACAAGTTTAGAGTCAAGATCACCTCTGCGGGTGGTACTGAAGAAGTAATTTCTAACGGCGCAGCAACACTAACATTCGGTAGCTAATGAATGAATATAAGTGAACTGAACCATGAAAACTGGTTATTCTTTGCAATTCAAAATTATAACAACCCGTTGTCCGTAACTTATTCAGATTTTGAAGAAGACTTAAAGAGATTTAAGTATATTAAAAGACTACTGAAGAGATACGAGACAACGGGAGAGTTAAAGACTCACCTATTACTTAATCATGTGATAGTTTTATATAATGTTTTTGATGATGCAGCAACCCCACTGCTATTTTACAGAATAGAAGCAACATATTGGTCTGTAATCAAGGCGTTCATGTTGTTTCTAAATAGATTACCACCCAAACTTAATGAGGATGTTGACCAGGAATGTCTAAAGGAACTAAACCTAATATAGAAGAAATGATTAATTCCGCAGGGGATGGTTCTGGTCTCCAGTTACCACCTGCATTTGTCATGGTAAATCCTAGACAACATCGTGCATATAAAAAAGGTAATGAAAATATTGACGGGCGCTCTAAAGGTGCTCGCTCTCTCTTCGACCGTATCCAAAAAAGAAAAATGAAAGAAGACACAAACGTAACCGAAGCTCTGTCTACAGATACTGAGAGAGCTCAAAAACAGATTACTCAGGGTAAGAAACTGGGTCGTCAAAAAGATCTCCAGAAAAAACGTGGAGAAGCAAAAGAAAAAATGATGCGTAAATCTAAAGAAATGGATACGCTTATGAAAGCACGTCTTTCTGATTTTAAAAAGAAAGCGTCTGATCAAACAAAAAAACTTAAGAAAGAAGAAACTGAAGTGACTACTAATACTATGAATGAAAACCAAGATGTAATCCAAGTTGCACTTGATGTTGCAACATCTGAACTTAACCCTGCAGGTGAAGGTTCATTTGCTAAGATCCAGTTCTCTGATGGTGGAGTACAAAACCTAGATAATTTCTCTGCTAAGAGAATTGCTGCTTGTTATGCACAACTAGACGACACACATAAGCCACAGTTTCAGTACATGCTGAATAAAAATGCTGCTTCTTATCAATCTGCTCTAGATTTTGCTGTTCGCAACGTCTAAAGGAAAATGTCGGACATTAATTCAGCAATTTTAGAAAGACTAGAAAAAGTAGTAGACTCATTACAGGAAAATTCTGTAAAGATGGGTCAATTGCTTGCTGTACATAATGAAAAACTAGCTAAACAAGGTGAAGTCGATGGAATTCTATTTGAAAAGATAGATAGAATTCATTCAGATCTTAATAAGGAGACTGATAGTATAAAAAAGGGATGTGAGAGAGACATCCGTCTTGTAGATGACAGACTCAGGATGATGGAGAAAAAGATGTGGACTATCTTTGGTGGTCTCGCTGTGATCTCATTCTTGGTCAGTGTGCCAGGTCAATCTTTGCTTAGGACATTGACACCTGCTCAACCTTCTGCTAATATGAGCGCAGTGCAAACCTCTCTCATTGAGTTATCTTGACGTTAAGTACATAAATTTAATATCCCCTCGCTTGACTCTTTTCAGTCGTAAGAAGGCAGACCTGTATAATTTCAGGTGTCCTTACTGTGGTGACTCGCAAAAGAGACGCAACAAAGCGAGGGGGTATTTGTTTAAGATTAAAAACAATTTTACTTATAAATGTCACAATTGTGGCGTAGGTAGATCTCTTGCTAATTTTTTAAAAGATCAAGATACACATCTCTATGATCAATATATCATGGAGAAATTTAAAGAAGGCAGCACTGGCAAGGGTACTGCAACTCCAAATCCAAAACTTATTTTTTCCAAACCAAAATTTGTTAAAAAAGATATAGATCTTGAGAAGATTTCAGAGCTAAATAATTCTCACCCAGCACGAGTTTATCTTGAGCAACGTGGTATCAAAGACCTAGATTATTTTTACTATTGTCCAAAATTTAAAGAGTGGACAAATAATAGAAAGAGGACATTCGATACCTTAAGACAAGATTCACCACGTATTATTATTCCATTCAAAGATAAAGACGGAAACCTCTTCGGTTACCAAGGCAGATCGCTCGCCCCCAAGGCAAAACTAAGATACATTACGATCATGCTTGACGAAGATCAACCTAAGATCTTTGGTTTGGACAGAGTAAAAACAGATGAACCCATTTATATCGTCGAAGGACCCTTCGACTCGATCTTCATTAAAAACTCGGTTGCTATGGCTGGGTCCGATGCTGATATTCGGACGTTTGGTTGGAGCAATCATATTTGGGTTTTTGATAACGAACCACGTAACCGAGAGATCGTCGCCAGAATCTCCAAGTCAATTGACAGAGGAGATAAAGTAATCATCTGGCCAAAAAATATACAACAAAAAGACATCAATGACATGCACTTAGCTGGACATGATGTACAAACTTTGGTAGAATCAAATGTCTATCAGGGATTAACCGCAACCCTTAAATTTAACGACTGGAAAAAAGTATGACAAACGGGCATGGAATTAACGTTCGCAAGCGTGATGGGTCTGAGACCGCCCTCAACCTAGATAAGATTCATAAGGTAGTAGAAGAAGCTTGCGAAGGGTTAGGGAGCGGTGTGAGCGCCTCTCAGGTGGAGATGAACTCTGGTCTGCAATTCTTTGATGGAATTGAAACCAAAGACATTCAAGAAATTTTGATTCGTTCTGCAAGTGATCTGATTAATTTAGATTCTCCTAACTATCAGTTTGTTGCTGCTCGTCTTCTACTTTATGCTGTCTACAAACAGGTTTTTGGATCCGAATGGGTCCAAGGTCTCCCTAGTGTTTATGATCATGCATGTCACTGCACTGATAAACAAGTTTATGATAATGATATCCTAGGTAAATATACAAAGGAAGAGTGGAGCAAGATCAATTCTTGGATTGATCATGAACGTGATATGATATTCACCTATGCTGGTTTACGTCAGGTAGTTGATAAATATCTTGTTCAGGATCGTAGCTCTGGTGTGGTTTACGAATCACCCCAGTACATGTACATGATGATTGCAGTAACACTATTCCAAAATTACACAGACAATCGTCTTGAATATGTCCAAAAATACTACAACGCAATCAGCAAACACAAAATCAACATCCCAACGCCAATCATGGCAGGTGTTAGAACGCCTCTTCGGCAGTTTGCGTCTTGCGTTCTGGTTGATGCTGACGACACCTTGGATAGTATTTTTAGTAGTGATATGGCCATCGGTCGCTATGTCGCTCAGAGGGCTGGCATTGGTATCAACGCAGGTCGTATCAGGGGCATCAACGCTAAAATCCGAGGCGGAGAAGTACAGCACACTGGCGTTGTTCCTTTCCTTAAAAAATTTGAATCGACTGTACGATGCTGTACGCAAAACGGAATCAGAGGAGGATCGGCAACAGTCCACTTCCCAATCTGGCACCAAGAAATAGAAGACATCCTTGTTCTCAAGAACAATAAGGGTACAGAAGACAATCGAGTGAGGAAACTTGACTACTCAATCCAAATTTCAAAACTTTTCTACGAACGTTTCATTGAGAATGGAGAGGTTAGCTTATTCTCACCGCATGACGTACCAGGTCTCTATGATGCTTTTGGTACTGATGACTTTGACACTCTATATCGGATGCATGAACTCAATGATGCTGTTCCGAGAAAGACTATCGGGGCACAGGAATTAATTCTTTCATTGCTTAAGGAGAGAGCAGAGACTGGTCGTATCTATATCATGAATATTGATCACTGTAATGAGCATTCTTCTTTCAAAGATAAAATTAATATGAGTAACCTCTGTCAAGAGATTACCCTACCTACTGTACCACTTAACCATATTGATGGTGAAGGAGAGATTGCATTATGCATTCTATCTGCTATCAACGTTGGTAAGATCAGCAAGTTAGATGAATTGGAAAATCTCTGTGACCTAGCAGTCCGTGGTCTAGAGGAATTGATTGATTATCAGAACTATCCTGTAGAAGCTGCAAAGCGTAGCACTATCAACCGTCGTTCTCTTGGTATTGGTTACATCGGACTAGCACATTACCTAGCAAAACATGGATATAAATATGACGACCCTGCAGCATGGAAATCAGTCCACGACTTGTCTGAATCTTTCCAGTTCTATCTACTCAAGTCAAGTAACACCCTTGCCAAAGAAAAAGGTAAGTGTGGTTATTTCGATAGAACAAAGTATGCAGACGGTATCCTCCCAATCGACACTTACAAGCGTGACATCGATGAGTTCTGTGGGGCGGAGTTAAGTCATGATTGGGAAAATCTTAGAGAATCTATCGTCACCCACGGTCTTAGGCACTCAACACTGTCCGCACAGATGCCTTCAGAGAGTAGTTCCGTTGTGTCAAACGCAACCAATGGAATCGAACCACCTAGAGGATTCTTGTCCACTAAAAAATCAAAGAAAGGACCTCTTAAGCAGATTGTTCCACAGTATGGCACATTAAAAACTAATTATACATTGCTATGGGATATGAAGGATAATGATGGGTACATTAAAATTGTATCTGCCATGCAAAAATTCTTTGACCAAGCAATTTCTGGCAACTGGAGCTACAATCCAGAAAATTATGACAATAATGAAGTACCTGTATCAGTTATGGCAGGTGACCTTCTTAAAACATATAAGTATGGATGGAAGACTTCCTACTATCAAAATACATACGATCAAAAAGGAGAAGAACCTGAATTTACAGAAGAAAAGAAACAGAGTATAGAAGATTTACTTACAAACATTTTGGAAACAGAGGAAGAAGATTGTGACAGTTGCAAAATTTAGAACTAACGAACCCATGAGTAGTGTAGAAGGCATGACAGTATTCAATACTGATCAAGTAGATACAACTAAACAAACTATGTTCTTTGGTCCTCCTCTGGGAGTACAGAGATATGATAAATTTAGGTATCCCATTTTTGATAAGTTGACACAAAATCAACTTGGTTTTTTCTGGAGACCTGAAGAGGTATCTCTGCAGAAAGATAGAGCAGATTATCAAACATTAAACAATGCACAAAAACACATATTTACTAGCAATCTCAAATATCAAATCCTCTTGGACTCCGTACAAGGTCGTGGTCCTGGCATGGCTTTCATGCCTTATTGTTCTTTACCCGAGCTAGAAGGATGTATGAACATCTGGCAGACTATGGAGATGATTCATAGTCGTTCATACACACATATTATTAAAAATGTATATCCAGACCCCTCTGTTGTCTTTGACCACATTCTAGACGACGAGAAGATCCTCTCACGAGCACAATCAGTTACTAAAGCATACGATGAGTTTATTAATATTGCTCAGAGATATGGAACTGGTAACATGTGGAAGGATACTTGGAAAGATTCTCCAACAGCAAAGTGGGAAATCAACGATCTCAAGAGAAATCTATATAGAGCAGTCGCTAATGTCTACATCCTTGAAGGCATTAGATTCTACGTATCTTTCGCTTGTTCTTTTGCTTTCGGTGAACTTAAACTCCTTGAAGGATCAGCTAAGATCATTGGTCTTATTGCGAGAGATGAATCTCAACACATGACTGTTACTCAAAACATTCTTAACAACTGGAAAAAAGACGATGACCCTGAAATGAGGGAAATTGCTAAGGAAGAAGAAGAGAATGTATATCAAATGTTCCGTGATTCTGTAGAAGAAGAGAAGCAGTGGGCAGAGTATCTGTTCAAGGATGGATCTATCATTGGTTTGAATGATAAATTACTACAGAAATACGTTGAGTGGACTGCTAATCGTCGTTTGAAGTCTATCGGACTCAATGCAATCTTTGATACTCCTATTACCAACAACCCTCTTCCTTGGACTGCACACTGGTTATCCTCTAAGGGTATGCAGGTAGCTCCACAGGAGACAGAGGTTGAATCTTACCTAATTGGTAGTATTAAACAAGACGTAAAGAAAGATACTTTTGCAGGATTTAAATTATAACTATGGACCTTTGGAAAAATTACAAAACATCTCTTGCAAACGTTTTTCCAGACATGAAATTTGTTCAGCGACATGCTGAATGGACTAATGATAAAGATGTAAACTTGACTGCTGATTTGTATTCAGGTAAACATCTAATCAAATCAAGACAAGTTGAAATTTGGGACAATAAATCTTGCAGCATTTATAACAACATATTGTATCCCAGAACAGGATCAAACTTACCCTGTTTTGGTATGGATCTTATGGGAATGAGTGACAAGAGAGTTGTTATTGTGTTTGATTTTCAACACCCTGTAGAAAAATACTTGTTTTATACATCAGATCTACCTAAAGTAGAAGGAACGTATAGATTTTTTGAAGCAGGCAATCATTTTTCTGACAATCTTATTGTTAGATATTGTAAACCCGATGAGGTAGATGAACATCTGCCTTTGTTTACAAAATATATTCAATACTATAAAAACATGCTAGATGAGCATCAACCAATTGGTACTGATACTACACAGTATGTTGATTTTGACAGATACATGATAAGACTTGATCCTATATCTGGGTATTTGTCCAATAGATTTGGCAAGGAAAAATCTCAAACCTTGATTAAAGAATTCTTTTTCAGTTATGCTTAAAAATGGGAAGACAAATAATTAATGACTTAGCTAGTATCATTCGTAAACATCAAAATACTTTACCTAACATAGAGGAATTAGATGTTGATGATGAATTCAAAGAAGTCTATAAAGAAACACAGGATGGTAGATTGACCATCGAAAATGATATGCACATGTGTACTGGATTACGTAAGGTACATATGGAAATTGCTAGTCTAGGACCACTTGATATCTTACATTGTATTTGGTATCCAGATCCTGAATTCGATTTGCCTATTTTTGGTGCTGATATCATAGCTAACAAAAATATTGTTACTGCTGCTATCACAGATATTTCTCCTGTTGATGATCTATGTCATCCAATCTATGAAGACATTGCTGATATTAGTAGATACTATTGTTTTAAACATAACAGGGAGATTCCTGCATGGGGTACAATCTTTTCACCTTACTGTAAGTTCGCAAGACTGGATGATGATCAAGAAATTGACACATTTTGTCATGTAGTTGATGAATATCTAGATGCATTTGTTGGTGCTGTTTGGAAATCAACTATGGATAGCTGTGGAGCAGAACAAAGATGGGTAGCACAGTCAAATTACTGCAGTAACCAGAAGAAAAATGACAAAACTAGAAAAATTTTAGAAAATTATTTTGGTGTTCCTTGGGCAGATCATTACATCAATAAAGTATTATTTGACGAACCCTAAATATTGGAGATGATATGATGATCATGTGGAAAAATATAAAGAATATGAGAATGCCTGGATCTATCATGGCAGCGTCTTTGACGGGTCTCTTATTGGGGACAACTATGGTTTTGTTTACAAAATTACCTGTAGCACCACCAACCGTTCCTACATCGGTAGAAAATACTTTTGGCAAAAACGAAAGCCTAGAGCTGTGGGTCAAACTACCAAGCGGCGAAGAGTTACTAGTGAAAGTGACTGGAGAAAATACTACGGAAGTTGTCCAGAGCTTAAAGAAGATGTTAAAAAGTATGGACGGGAGTCTTTTGCTAGAGAAATCCTCTCCCTACACAGGACACCTGGAAGGGTCAACTACGAAGAGACTCGACAGCTCTTCCTCCATGACGTTCTAACAAAAGCCTTGACAGACGGCACTCCTGTCTACTATAATTCAAACATACTCGGTCGCTACTACAGGAAAGACTATTTTGATTTTGGAAACGATTCTGGCGTTGACGCCTGCTGACTATGACCACCTTGCGCGAGCAGTACAGGTTGAAGCAGCGACTAATACAATGGATGAATACTGTGTTGCAGTCTCCATTCTAAATAGAGTCAGGTCACCTAGGTATCCTAACACTGTTGCTGACGTAGTGTATGCTCCTGGTCAATACGAAGGTTTCTTATACCGTCGTCCAGCTGCCAAGACTTCTACAATCACTCGTCTGTTAGATACAAATAAGATGCTTACGGCATATAATATCATTGGAGACAGAACTAATTTTAAAGGACAACGTATGTTGCCTTATCGTGTAGTTGCAGAAGATCCTATGTGTGATCCTAAAGGTAATTTCTTTCATTATTATTGGCAATCGTGATATACTCGATATTTAATTACAACTTCTTCGCTCAATTTCAAGCAGTTAATCATGAAAAATTAATAGCAGAATTGAATAGAGAAGTTGTACTTGGTGTTAATGATTATGCATGGTCTGCTAAGTGTGATGTATCTACAAAAAGATTAGATACAGGTAAGTACACTGAATTACTACAACCAAGCATCAATAAATTTGCAGATACTCTTCAAAGAAAATTAAATTTTGCAATTGATGAAGCATGGTTAAATAGTTATCAAAAAGGTTCTTATCAAGAGATTCATGATCATGTCCCTTCAGATATATCATGTGTATTATTCTTGAATCATGGAAAAAACTTTTCGGAATTTTATTTTAGGGATAGGTACAGTTCAGATGTCTCATTTAGATTGAGACAAACATTAGGTTTTACAGATCTATGGACTCCACAAATTAAAGCAGGAGATATATTATTTTTTCCTTCTAATGTTCTTCATGGAGTTTCTAAACATAAGAGTGATACGTTGAGAAAAACGTTTTCATGTGATATAATAATCAAATGACTCAGTAGCTCAGTGGACAGAGCAACTGCCTTCTAAGCAGTCGGTCGTTGGTTCGACCCCAACCTGAGTCGTTAGTCGGTATGGCGGAATTGGTAGACGCGATAGATTTAGGTTCTATTGTCTTTATGGCGTGGAGGTTCAAGTCCTCTTACCGACATTCGGGTGAATAGCTCAGCGGTAGAGCATCTCCTTTACACGGAGGCGGTCGGGGGTTCGATCCCCTCTTCACCCATCACTTCACAGAGAGGTTAAATGCTTAACAATGTTAACGGCACGATGCAAACTATGCAACAAAGAACTGACAAGCACTAGCAAAGTTCAGTTCTGTGGTTGTCCAAATCAGATGAGAGTTTTGGATGATCATGTTGGAGCTATTGACTTAAGTCAAGTAGTTCTTACAAAACATAAAGAAAGTATTAAATATAACGGGATTCTTACATCTGATGACCTAAAATACCAAGAGGAACGACGCAAAAGAAAAGTGCGTCGTATTAAATTCGAGGAACGTTAATGATCAATCTTGATGAACGGTATCATTCATACCTAATGACAAACAAATGCTTCTATATTGATGGTGTTTGTGAGAAAGTTAAAGGTTATGGTTATAACTGTGACAATACCGACATTATTGGTTACTACGTACTCACTACAAAACATAAATTATTCTACAATCTTGAGGAAAAATTTCTTCGTAAAGAGCTTCTTCCTACGGTTACTATATAAAAAACATTTTTGATTATTATGCGAATTTTTCTAGACACTGCTGACTACGAAGCAATTGCTGAACGCTATGAGACTGGTCTAGTCGATGGTATTACTACAAATCCTACATTAGTTCGTAAGTCAGGTGTAAACTACCTTGACTTTATCAGGACACTTGCTTCTGAATTTCAGTTTGAAAGTATTTCTGCTGAAGTTGAAGGTGATACTGATGTAGAAATGATTCGTAATGCCCAACAATATATTGAGGTTGGAGAAAACGTTACGATCAAACTGCCCCTCACTAAAGATGGGTTATCTGCATGTAAAGTTCTCACTGATGATGGTATTGAAACTAATGTTACCTTGTGCTTCAGTGTTGCTCAAGCAATCATGGCAGCGAAGGCAGGTGCCACGTATATCTCACCCTTTGTGGGTCGTTTGAATGACAACTCTTTCAGTGGTGTTGAACTTGTTCGTGCTATCTCTGGTCTGTATTGTTCTCAGGGTGTAGATACTAAGATTCTTGCTGCTAGTTTGAGAGATGTTCACCATGTCTCTCGTTGTTTCTTGTATGGTGCTAATGTATGTACGTTGCCACCAGCTGTGTTTGATAAAATGTATAACCATGTGCTGACTGATTCTGGTCTAGCAATCTTTGAAGAAGACTTTAAAAAACTAAAAGAATGATTATAATCTATTCAAAATCTGGTTGTCCATATTGTGTAAAGATAAAAAAAGTGATGGAGATTGAAGAACTCCAACACATATCATATGAACTTAATCGTGACTTTACAAAAGAAGAATTCTATGCTAAATTTGGTGAGGGATCAACCTTTCCACAAGTCACTCTAGATGATCTTCATCTAGGTGGGTGTCAGGAATCTATTAAACATATGCAAAAGGAGAAAATCTGTTGTCAGCTATAATCGAAGTTCCGTTTGCTGAATTTGAAAAAGACTTTGATGCTTACATGGATCGCATTGAAGCAGGCGAAACATTTATTGTTCGCAAACCAGATGGAACTGCTGTCATGGCAGTCCCTGCTGAAGAATACAAAGAACTAACAGATCAGGTTACTGATTTAGATTGGGAAAATATGATGACGAATCACGATGATGCTAGTTGAAACATTAAAATCTATTGCTACGAATGAACTCTACATGGGTTACATTTTTGGTATTATGATCTTGGGTGGATTCATCCGTGAACATAGTGCATTAGAAGATGTATATTCTTTAGCTAAAAAGTATGTAAAGGATCATCGTATTCTTGTTATTATTACCTCTTTGTTGGGTGGTATTCTTCCTATTCCTGGTCGTGTTGCTCTCTCAGCACCACTCCTTGATGCCATCGCACCACCTGATAAGGAGAGGCGTTCTGCTTTTGGTGTGATTGATTACCTATCAGTCCACCATTACTATTGGTGGTCCCCACTAGAGAAGACAGTTGTCCTGCCTATGGCAGTGATGGGTGTATCTTATGGAACTTTCCTAGGATATACTATTATTCCTTTGATTATCACCTTGACATATACATGGTGGTATATTTTCACTAAGGTTCCTGCAAGATCTGTTGTTCCTAATTTAGAACACGTAAGAGATTTTAACTGGCGTCGTGCTCTTACTGGATGGGCACCACTTATTGCCACTGTTATTCTTCTATTGAATACGGGTAAGGCAGGAGCACCATTCTTCTTCCCTTGGTTCCTTGGTATGTCAATCTATTACTCGATTGTATATAAGGATTGGAAGTGGGGCAGATGGTTGGATGGTAAGTTTGCTATTATTGCAACTGTTGTCCTTGCTCTTGGTGGTGTGGTTGGACTGGTCAAAGGACCTGTTATGGAATATCTAAAGGCAGCAACGCCTGAAATGCTTATTCCTGCTTCTCTAGTAGCTATGGTTGCTGCTTACATCATGGGTTCATCTGGCAAGTACGCTGGCATGACTTCTGTGCTAGTATCGATCTTCGGTCCTCAGTATCTCGTGTGGTTCCTCTGCACTGAGTATTCTGGTTATCTGATCTCACCTGCACACAAGTGTCTCATGATTGGACAGCAGTATTTCGGTACACCAATTCGGAAATACTACGTTGTCCTTTCTCGATTGTGTGCTATACTTATTGCATACGCAGCAATCACCACCTTCATCCTATGAAACCCGAAGTCATCCTTGAACGCTATCCTTACCGTTACGTCCAGTGCGGTACGCTAGAGATCAACGGTATGCCAGACTATCGCATCCAGAAGTACAACGACTGGACTAAGCGTTATGCTGATATGTACCTCATTGACAATGCTATTCAACTAGATTATGTCATCGAGGACTTTGAATACACCAAGTGGTTAGACCCCGACCCTGAAGTGGGTGCCTATCGTAAATACAACTAAGGTTATTATGAGCGTTACATCACAACTAGAGAAAGCAGAAGAAGCTATCCGTCAGGCATTGATCAACGCTCTTGCAGAGGGCGAAGATGAATACCTTTCTGAACTGTTTGATTCACTTAATTCAGTTCGAGACCTGAGGACAAAGATCAACAACACCATTCGTTTCAGTGATAATACTGACGACTTTTATGACCGATTGAATGATCCTAATTATTCTTTCAACTTGTCATCTCCTTATTTGAGCAGTCTGAAGATTGGAAAAGATTTGGATGCTTTGGATAATCTTGACTTTGGTGCAGCAGCAGGTCCAGTCTATGGTTCTGCAAGCGAAGACGTAATTTCTTTTGAAGATTACAAGTCCCGAGATGACTCATAAACTCGCTCTGGTGCGGATGGGAAACTCTCCTGCCTGGTTTTTTATTTCCAGTTAAAGAATAAATGGTGGATCCAAATTGACCCCTTCCGTGTGGATGATTTCCTGTTTTGCATCTAAACTAAAACAGGTGGCGTGCATGGTAGACCTATGAGCAAAGTTCTTAATTATTATTACTTACCTACTGCAGTAGATACTTCTGTTAGTGAGGTAATTGTTAAACAATTATCTAAACTAAAGTTAGAAGAAGCAGAACTTCGACTATCTCCTACAAAAGTTAATTCAGATGGTAAAAGTGATAAAAAAATTAGGGACTGCCTGACCCAAGGCATCCCTGCAGATCATTGGGTATCAGGAATGCTCTCACACTTTGTCAATTGTGCCAATACTAATCTGTTTCATTTTGATTTGTATAACTGGGCGAGCTTTATTCACCTATGTGTATATAATAAAAAAGGATCGCATTATGATTGGCACACTGACCTTGCTTCTGCACTGTACACAGAACCAAAAAATCATATACGAAAATTAAGTATTAGTATGTGTCTATCATCTAAGAATGATTATGATGGTGGTGAATTCCAACTGTATGTTGGTAGAAAAATGTTTAGTTTTAAAATGGATCGTGGTGATGCCATTATATTTCCCTCAGATTGTATGCATAGAGTTAGACGAATTAACTCTGGCAGTAGAAAATCATTAGTTGGGTGGTACGGCGGTCCTCCATTTAGATAAATACTTCTAGCTTAGTGTAACTGTCTTCAGGACTGGAAGTATGTCAAAAATTCTTGCAAATGAAATCGCCAATTATGGTGATAATGCGCCTATAGATCTTAAGGAAGGTCTTAATATTCCTGCTGGTAAACCCATCCAAGCAGCAGGTAGTGCAGGAAGTTCGGGACAAATCCTCAGCACAACTGGATCTTCTATCGCTTGGGTAACACCTTTTGATGGAAGTTATAATAGTCTAACTAACAGACCTAGTATTCCTGCAGCACAGGTAAACTCAGATTGGAATGCTAGTGGTGGTGTTGCAGTTATTCTTAACAAACCCTCTGTTCCTCCACTACCTAGTGTAATTACAGCAGCTGCTTCTAGTGGTGGTGCTCTTGCTTATAACTCTGGCAATGGACAGTTTACATTTACACCACCAGATCTTTCTAACTATGACACAGCATATGGTTGGGGAAATCATGCGTCAGCAGGATATCTAACTTCACTTGGTGATGCTGCTGGTGTTACTACATCTAAGATTACCAATTGGGACGCAGCATATAGTTGGGGTAATCATGCATCTGCGGGATACTTAACATCTTATCTTGAGAGTGACACACTTGATAGTGTTCTTGAAAGAGGTTCAACAACTACCAGAAATATTACTACTACTGGTAAAATACTATACGCTAACAACTATGATAACCTAGGAGATCTTCCTGGTGCATCTACTTATCATGGTATGTTTGCACATGTACACGGTACAGGTAAAGGATACTTTGCACATGCTGGTGCTTGGACTGAATTGCTAGATATCAATTCTTCCATGGCAGATCTTGGAGATGTTGACCTTACCGTTGCACCTACTGATGGTCAGGTTCTTAAGTGGGAACAATCTTCTGGTTCATGGAAAGCAGCTAATGATCTTACTGGTGGAGGTGGAGGTGGTCTAGCACTAACAGATCTTTCTGCTTCAAATGCAACTGCATCTGGTGGTGGATCTCTTTCTTATAACTCTGGTAGTGGTGCATTTACTTTCACACCACCTGATCTCTCTAGCTATCTAACAACAGAAACTGATCCTGTATTCTCTGCATCAGATGCAGCAGCAGTAACTTCTGCACAAATTGCTAATTGGAACTCTGCATATTCATGGGGTAATCATGGATCACAAGGTTACCTAGTTGGATATGGTGCAGTTTCTAATCACAGTGATGTTGCTATCACTGGAGCATCTAATGGTCAACTACTACAATATAATGGTAGTAACTGGGTAAACACCACACCAAACTATCTAACTTCTTTCACTGAAACTGACACACTTGATAGTGTTCTTGCAAGAGGAAGTGACAGTGTAAGGGACTTGCATTTAACTGAAGGTGGAGAACTAAGACTTGGATCTGTTGTCTCTGGTGGTTATGGTCAGATCTGGTTAGCTTCTAACACAATGTATGTTAGAAATATTAATAACACTGGTGCTGGTGGAGATATTTACTATGCTAGTAGATCAGGACATCATTTCTATAGTGGTGGTACTGCTGGTGGTAATAATTGTCTGAGTTTGACTGGTAGTGGAGTTTGTACTCTTAAGTATCTTGGATCTGATAGATTAACAACTACCGCTGCTGGTGTTACTATTGGTGGTACTGTTACTGCAACTTCATTCATCAAGTCTGGTGGTACATCATCTGAGTATTTGATGGCAGATGGATCTGTCACTACTGGTGGTGGAGGAAGTGGAGCTAGTGTAACTATCTCAGACACACCACCTGCTGCATCTGCTGGTGATCTATGGTGGGAAAGTGATACTGGTCGCCTCAAGATTTATTATCAGGATACTGATACGACGCAATGGGTTGACACTAATCCACCACTAACTCAAGATAGAATTGCATCTTCATCTGCTCCATCTTCTGCTACAGATACTGGAACTCCTGGTGACATTAGATATGATTCTGGTTATGTTTACATCTGCATCTCTAATAATACTTGGAAGAGAGCAGCACTTACAACATGGTAATTCTAAATAATACGGAAGGAGCATACTAAGCAATGGCAATTAATTTTCCCTCAACAGCAGGGCAGGCAACTGACGGTTCGTATACTTATACAGTAGCGGGTATTGTATACGCATGGAATGGATCATCGTGGGAAGCAGCTGGCGCTGGCGCTAGTGCAACTGACAGAACTTTGTTTAGTGTCACTCAAAATGCTGTTGGAACTGCAGCTCTTTCTTATACTAGTGGCACTGGTGTTTTTAGTTATACTCCTCCTGATCTTTCTGGTTACCTAACAGCAGAGGCAGATACTATTGATACGGTAACTGGTAGGGGTGCTTCTACTTCAAATAGTATTTTCTTAGGGGATAATACCAAACTAGGTCTTGGTTCTAATGGTGCTCGTGGCAATGTTGAATTATATTTTGATTCAACAAACACTAGACTTACTTTTGAAGACGTTTCTGGATGTGAATTTAGATTTGAAAATAATATTGGTGGTAATGCTACTGCTTTCAACTTCCTCAAGAGTGGGAATCCTCTGGCACAAATGTCAGCATCAAGTGTTAGCTTATGGGCTGGTGGAACTCAAAGATTGGAGACAACATCATCTGGTGTAACACTTACTGGTGCTCTTACTGCTGGTGGTCTCACTTATCCAACTAGCAATGGAACTAATGGACAAGTCTTGACGAGTGATGGAGCGGGTGGCGTAACATGGACTGCTGGTGGATTGCAATCAAGAACTACAGCATCTGTAACACAATCGATTGCTAATGCAGGTTCTTCTGATGTTTCTATTACAACACCTTCGGGTTATGCATTACTTTCTATCGCAACATCACATGCTGCATGGGTAACTCTTTATAGTGATACTACTAGCAGAACAAATGATTCTACTAGAGCTATTACTAATGATCCTTTACCAGGATCAGGAGTTCTTGCAGAGGTAATTACAACTGGTAATACTACTCAATTGATTACACCAGGAGTTATTTGTTTTAACTCTGGTGGTGCTGGTCAGAATACTACTTACGCAAAGATTGTAAACCGAAGTGGTTCTACTAATAACATACAGGTAACCCTTACGTACATCACAATCGAGGCTTGATATGTCGGAAAAAATCTACATCGTCACTCTTCATAAGAGAGAAGACTTAGAAGGTTTCTATTCAGAGATGGTAGAGAATGGTTTTCGTCTAAACATGAAGCGTCCAATGAGTAGATGCACTCATTATTGGATGACTTCCGAACAAGCAGAAGAATTAAAAAAAGATCCTAGAGTCTGGGATGTAGAATTGAATCCTGATGATGCTGGATATGAGATGGTTCGTCATTCGTATCCCACTAGTTTAAATCATTCTACTATTCAATTAACAGGTCAATATTGGAAAGATGATACTATTGCACCTGTTACAATTGATCCATCTGTAGATACCAACTGGGGACTATATCATCATGCTGGCGTATATGGTATTGGATTTCCTACTAGAGATAAGAATAATTTTGGAGCAGGTGCGACAGAAAAAATTGGAGATGATATTATCTGGCACAATGATGGTTCTGAAGTTGATGTAGTTATCTGTGATGATCCCGTGTCTAGTGATTGTGGTGAGTGGTTGAATAGAGTTAATAGACAACCACTACAAGGAGCAGGAACTACAAATAGATTTGTAGAATACCAATGGTTTAATAATCTTAATGCTGCAGTAGGATCTATTGATGATGACGGACAGACACTACCTACTGGATCTGTAACTTACTATACTAATGGAACAAATACTGTTGAACATGGTACACACGTTGCTGGAACAGTAGCTGGTGGTAACTATGGGTGGGCGTCAGCAGCAAACATATATGGTCTACAAGTTCTTGGAACAATGCCTTCGGGTCAATCTGTACCAGGATTATTAATTTTTGATTACCTCAGAGCATTTCATAGTGGTAAAGCAATTGATGATAACCTAGGAATTAGAAGACCTACTATCACTAATCATAGTTGGGGATATGGAATCGCTGCTAATAGTGAAACATTCCCAAACGGTTTTAGTATTGCTGACATCATTGAAATCCAATACCAAGGTGCGATTTATAACTCATCTAATCCAGGACCATCTGGTTGGAACATATACGGTATTGAAGTTGATTTTGGTATTGGACAATATAAAACAAAATTTCCTGTACACTACACCTCAATCAATGCAGACGTTGAGGATGCTATTAAAGATGGAGTTGTCATTATTTCAGCTGCAGGTAATGATAATTTTAATGTTGTTCGTGATGGTGAAGCAGATTGGAATAACTATGTCAGAATTAGTGGAGTGAATGGTGGTAGTCAATTATATTACAATAGAGGTTCATCTCCAGCATCATCTCCCAACGCTATTTCTGTTGGTGCAGTAAGTAAGTATGCAAATCAGAGGAGAGCTAGTTTTTCTAACTATGGAACTGGTGTAGATATCTTCGCTGCTGGACAGAATATTCTTTCTTGCTGGCCAAACCCTGCTACAATTACTGGTGACTATGCAGGTATTGGATTAGTTGATGTAAAATATAGTCAAGGAACTGGTGACTGGATGTATCCTATCAGTGGTACTAGTATGGCAAGTCCACAAGTTGCTGGTATCATAGCGTGTGCTGCTACAGGAAAGAATAGATTTACTCAAGAAGATGCTTTTGGTGTTATTGAAAGAGGTCATCAAGAAAACTTAATGACTTTTGACACGGGTATTGGTGGTGGATCTATTGCTCTTACATATGATGTAACAGTTACATCACCAAGTTCTGCTTACTATACTCTTAACGGTCAAACTAGAGATGGAACTATTAGTGGTAACGATATTACTGTTAGGATTTTTGTAGGTGATACAATTAACTTTAATTTGAGTGGAGTTGGTAGTATTCACCCATTCAAAGTGAGACAGTCTCCTGGAGGAGCGGATGTAAATAATCCTACTATTCCTAACAATGGAGCTACGGGAACAACAACTGTTGCTTGGACTCCTGCAGCAGCAGGAACTTACTACTATCAATGTAGTGTTCATGCTAGTATGCTTGGTATTATTCAGGTAGATGATTTCTCCACTCCACCGCCAGGATCATTTGTTGATGATTCATGTGCAGCAGGCACATTAAATAATACTATTGAGTATAAATTTACTAGGTGGCAGGGCACAGGTGACTGGTCAGGTGGTGGTATCGCTGGAGTAGCTGATGATTTTAAGGGTAGAAGAAAACTAAATCAAAACTCATTAGCATACCCACGTAGGAACACTTTATTCCAACCTGCAGTTGGACCTTAAAGGATAAGACATAAATAAACCTGAGCACTAGTATTTGTTGGTAGTTAAATGGCTGACCGCTTTCCGTTAATTGTAAATCCAGTTTCACAAAAGATTGAAGAACTGATTTCTGGAGATAATTTAGACCTTACAGGTAACAATTTTGTTATCAGTGGAGACACTGGTAACGGTAAATATCTGACGAGTGATGGAACGTCAGTTTTCTGGGGAACGCCAGGTAATGTATACCTCACACAAACACAAACTCTCACAAATAAATCATTTGAAGGTTGTACTATTGTTGGTACGCTCAACACATTAACCAACATACCAAACAACTCATTAATCAACTCACAGATTACTGTAAACGGAACCGCTATTGCTCTAGGCGGAACAGTAACTACTCCAGACAACAATACTACCTACGCTATCTCTGCTCAAGATGGTTCTGGTGCTTCTCAAAAAATTCTTAGATTAACATCTGGTGGTAACGCTGGTGCAGGTGTTGATGATGATGTTATTCTTGCAGTTGGAGTTCCTTCATCTGTTCCCGCTGGTAACAAAGCACTTAGTTTATTCCTTGATAGAAGTGGTGAGGCTATCACAATTTCTGGTTATCAAGAAGATGACAATACTGTAACTACACTACAATCTGCTACTGGTGGTACAGCACAGAGTGGTGATATTACTATTGCAGCTGCAGGATCCTCTATTATTTCTCAGGACGCAGCAACAAAAACAATTACAATTACGTCTAGTTATGTTGATACTATTACTAGACTGAGAGCAACTACTGGTCAGGTATTTGCTGACGCAGATTTTACTTTCTTGGATGGTGGTGCAACCACAGTAACTCAAGGTGTTGATGGTAATGGTGATCCTACTATTACATATAGTTCTACTGATACTATCACTAGACTCAAGGGTGGCGGCGCAGGATCATTCGTAACTGGTGATACAACAATTACTGGTGGTACAAATGTTACAGTATCACAAGCTGGTAACACTATCTCTGTTGCAAGTATAGACACAGATACTATTACCAAACTAGGTGCCAATAACGGAGTAGTTTCTTCTGGTGACT